GGATGTAATACCCGTACTTAATCCGCTCGTTTGCCCGTTTTGATACATCGCAGCGCGGCGGTAGTATGCTTGCCGTTCTTCGTCTGCGAGTTGAATCGTGGTTATGATGTTATCGATAGGGCTACCATCTTCGATTAATGAGTTAAGGCGCTTAACGATTTCAACGGCTGTATTAACGCCGCCTTTGTTGTTATTTATGCCGAGCGTTTCCTCGGTTAGTATCGTCGTTATTGAACGTTTAATGTGTTCGTCTTTGAGAATTGCGATGTACTGGTTAACGGGTTCGGTGTACGATAGGTCGTTACCCCACCCCGAAACGCTTGCAAGGTCGCGGGGGTCTATTGCTTTTGTGCTTAGTGCATAGCTACCGAGTGTAATGAGCGTCGGTTGCTTATTATCGGATTGTATCGATTTAATGATTTTAAAGCATTTTAACGCGAGTTCGTCGTTAAAGTGGTGTTCGGATAGCTGCGGCACAATTTCACGCGCTGCATCGGGTTCGTGCAGCATTATGAAAATTAAAGCCTGTTCGATTTTTGGTAGGGGTTTCATTTTAGGCTATCAAAAAACAATTTCTTTTTTTGTTTTCCAGTTTACAAAATCTATTGCATCCTGTTGGTTAAAGAATATTGCTACTACTTCGTCGGTTAGTTCGTCGCAAACTTTGAACTCGTTACCATGTAAAGGGGTTCTAACGTAAAGCATGATTTTTTTAGTTTTAAGGGGTTAAAATTAGAGGGCGGTTGTTAGCCGCCCGTTGTTTATTAGAATCCAAACTTTTCTTTCATCATTGCTCTTTTTGCCGTATTCCATCCTTTTTTCCATGCGTCCATGATTTCAATACTTGAAGCCTCAGATTTAGGCGTTTCACCGATTTTTCTTCCTTCCAAGATTTTCATAAGTTCAACGCTTTGTGAAGGTGCTGTAATAAATCCTTTAGCGAAATCCAATGTTCCTAAAGTTTCTGCGGTTTGTAGTTGTGTTGCTTTCATGGTGTAAGTGTTTAAGAGTTTGATGCAGCAAACATACAACTATATTTTGATTCTGCAAACTTTTTCTAAATTATTTTAAAAATAATTTTTTTACTGCATCTTAACCCCCATCGAGGCTCGTGTTACTACGGCGTTTTGTGGTTTGTTTTCTTTATCGCGCTTGCTCCATGTTACTAACCTTCGCCCAGTATCCCAAGCATCTTGAGCGGTTAGCCTTAGTTTTCCATTTGCTAAAGGTTCTGCCCAATAGTTAAAAAACTCGTTCAGCATATTTTTAGGGTAGCGTTCAGCATAGGGTGTCATTGATTTAATTAAATCGTCTTTGCCCCACTTTTTAAAGTTCTCTTTATCCTTATATTTCTCTTTATCCTTATCCTTATCCTTATAGGCTTCGGTTTCGCTTTTAATTCGCTTCGGTTTCGCTTCTATTTCGCTTTCGATTCGCTTCGATTTCGGTTTACTTCCGTTTATGTAGTTTATGTTTCCTTTAGTTAATACAGGCTCTATAAGCGTCCAAATCGTTTTTGCAAAGCCTGTTAATTCCTTTTGCTCAAAATCTAACGAATAACTAAAAATCGCATCGTAAATATCCGCTTGCGTTTCTTTTGGTAGGTCTTTTATCGCTTCATACATCGAGCGGTAAAATATACAAGTATCGCGTTTAGTCATAAAAAATTTGCCCTTTAGCGGCTGCGGTCAGAGCGGCTCAGGTGTTATCCTTTACCTCGCAGCCCCCAAAGGGCTTAAATGTTTTACACTCATTCAGGCTCTGACCTCTGAAAGATTAAAGATAGTAATAAATTTACATATTTACGCCGCACATCTCTAAACAGTTTTTACAATTACCAAAGTATGTTTTTTTGTTATACTTAGATACATAGGTTTTTTTGCCTAAAAACTTTGTATTATGAATGTTTATTACTCCATTCTTAACTAATTGATTGTTTTTTGAGCTTCTAAAGACCGTATCCAAAACATCATACTTACTAAAGATTTGCGTTTGTATCTCAGAAAACATTTTACCATCGTTCGAATCGGTATTGAAATCGAATGAAACAACCCTTAAAACTGATTTACAATAGGGCTTAATTCGTTCGTACTCATTCAAACATAAATCGAGCTGGCTTTTATCGTCTATCGCAGAAACAGAGGTATTAATACAAATCTTTAGTTTCGATATTCTTTTAAGTTGTTCGTCGGTTAAAACAGTCCAATGCTTAGTTATTATAACTATTTCCTTTCGACTATCCTCTTTAAACATATCTAACTGTATGTTGCTTTGTATTTTTTCGCATATCGATACAGTATGCTCCCAGTCTTCGGACGGGTCGCCCATTGTACCCATCCGAATAAAAGGCATCTTAATTTTACTTATCTCTCTTTTAACTTTGTTTAAATGCTTTTGACTGGTAAAGTTCTTTTTAACTGTTTTACTGAAATTATAGCCGTAAATTTTAGCAATGCGCGCGGCGTAACAATCATTATAACAGCCTAACTTATTGTTTTTAGTTCCTGAAGAACAGCCAACCGTAGGGTCAATTGAATAAATACCACGCGCATTTTTTGTTAATGCTATAACATTCGAATACGTTTTCATTACAAGCGCCCAACGTTTGGAAACAAGTCCTTAATTTTATTCGGGTCGCCTTTAAAGAAAGCGTATACCTTTTGTTCGCATTTCGGATACTTTCTTGAGTTTAGCGTTTTCTTAGCAGTTGCGCGGCGCGTAAACTCACTCTCTAAATAAACTATCCTGTTATAAATGTGTAAACCCTGACTTTTGAAAAAAAGCTCATGTTCAGCCTCACAGCCATAATACCCGCCTTTGCTATCGCGACTATCTCCAGTCATTACGACAAAGAAAGTGTTATCATTCATTACCGAAATCGCATTTTTATAACCCTCAAAAAGTAAATCCCTAAACTGCTCATAAGTCGGCAATGTATTTAATTCACCTTCGGGCGAATTGCCATCATAATCGATATACTTTTCTACTTTATAATAAGGGGGGCATGAGAATATTAAATCGAATTTTTCGGGGTTTTTAGGTACGTATTTCGAACTATCGGATTGAACCCATTTAACGTTATAAAAGTCTTGACAAATGGCATTATTTGCGTCGCATTGATTTTCTCTAATTTCAGAGGATAGGTATTCGAAGCCACACCCGCCAGCTACAAAACCCATTTGAACGCCGCCGCCAAATGGGTTATAAACCCTCACGCCGTTTTTTGGCATAAACATTTTTACTATAATCTCACACAATGCAGGGTCTAAAACGCTTGCATTACCGTTTAGGTCTTTGCCTTTATCGGTTATAATTTCGTCGTCTTTAACAGCCTGTTTAGATAAAACTACGTTACTCATTCCGCTGCTACCCTGCCAACATCCCTCGCGGCTTGCAAACTTTGGATTTGGTACGTTATACTTTAACCCAGCCGCCTCAATTTTTTCGTTCCATTCTCTTTTAATCTTTAGCCATTCGCCGCTCGTTGACTGCCATAAATTAGTCATAGCCATATGACAAAGTTTTTTAACACGTACCTGTTCGGGTTGCCCGTAGTACATATAAACGAAATCCGACTTTTCTAAATTTACCTTAAAGCCGAGGGCTAAAAATACTTTAGGGTTTTCTAAATCATGCTTTTTAGATACCGTCATTATCATTACATAGTTATCGGTATTTTGTTTAATGATTTCAGATACCATCATTGAATAAATGGTCTTATCCTTATATTCGGGGTACATTGCAGACTGAAGCAAGCAAAACTCTTTTACAGCGTGGTTAACCTCGTAAGTAAAAAAGCCCGCAAAATTGCCGTCTATCTCGCAAATAATAGCCGAATTTTTTTGCATATTCTTTCTCGCGGCGCGATATGCTACACCATCCAATAAAGCGAGTTCGGCTACCTTTACTTCATAGCCCGAGCCTATTACTGAGTTAGCTTTTTTAATCTCAATTTTCGGCTCAAATAGTTGTGTTTGTTGTGTTTTCATGTGTTTGTTGTTTTTATTGATTCAAATAGTTTTCAATTGTGTTTAGGCATTCATCCAACCCCGAGCAAAACAAAGCCTCGAAACCCGCTTTTTTAAGACGCGTAAGGACTTCGAATTGTTCGGTTAGGTGTTCGTCTTGTTTTAACGTTCCATCGCGTTTAAACGGCTTAAAATCGCCTTTTTTGATTTCGATAAACAATCCGCAAAATTTACCACGCGGGGCGGCTATAAATAAGTCGGGGTAACCTCGGTGCGGGTTCATCGATTTGTGTACCCTTGCTTGCCCTACGCTCATTTTCGTACCCGCGCTGAAATCAAAACGAAATAGTATTTCGGGGTGTTTGTATTGCATATACTTAGAAATCGCGGTGTAAATATCGCTTTCGCGTGGCGGGCGCTTCATCGCTTGTAAATATTGTTACAAACTATCATGTACTCCACGCGCCCCTTTTCGGCTGTGGTTTCGTCGTACAAGTCGATTAAAATACAGCGGTTGCCTTCGTAATCGTTAAACACCTTACGGTACTTAAAATTACATTCGAGGTATTCGAACCCGCACGAAAGCACATAAGCCGCGACGTTCTTATAAGTATGCCCGATAAATTCTGTAAGGTCGCCGAGGTCTTTAGCGTACGTTAGCGCCTCTTTCTTTGATTTGTTCATCAATAATTAGTATTAGGTCTTTTAAATTTACTTCCATCAATATAGCAACGCTGCCAACTGGTACGCTACCCTTATACATCCACCACGCTTCAGCTCCCTTTAACAGCTTTCGCCTGTATGCTACGCTGGTGTTTTCAATATGCCTTATGTGCTTATGAATGCCTTGCAGTATCTTAATATATTCATAAGTTGCGTACTTACCCGTTTGCGCCATTGTGTAGGTAGTTAATGATTAGTTGCGTGGCGCTTTCGATTTCATCAACGCTGTGGCGGTATAAATAAAGGTCTGTAAATGCGCCCGTTTTTTTAACCTTTGGCGGTACGCCTATGTAGTAAAATTGCCGTGGGTCGAAACCCATAAGGAGCGAATACCAAACCGCCTGCACGTGATTACAATGCTTCAGCATATCGGAGGCGAAAACCTTAATATTTTTTGCGCTCGTTGTTTTAACGTCTGCAATCATTCCACGCTCGAGCCAGCATAAATCCATCATTCCTTTACCTTCGACCGTTATACCGCCTATCGTTACGTTATTGATGGTAATATATTCGTGTTCGGATTTGTCGAATAGTTCGCCGAGCATCGCCACCTCGTGAATCGCTTTATAAACGTTTTGCGTACCCGGTGGCATATCGTCGAACGGTTGCTCAAGTAAATCGAAATGAAACGCCGCGCCTTCGGTTAGCGCCTTTTGCGCGTAGCTTATATCGCCCGTGTAAAATCGTTTGATACGGCTTGCGCTAATTGCTGGGTGCTTAATGTATTCATCGCGTGTCATTGGTTGTATGTTTCATTGTAGTATTGTTCCCAATAATAACTGTTCTTTGTTTCGTCCCAATTACAGATTCCTTCCCAATAAGCATCATTTATTTGCTCCTTTTCCATTGCTTTAGCCTGTTCGTATGCTTCGGTAATTACTTCACCAAAATTAATAGTCGGTACATCCTCTTCATGATATTGAATAAATAGTTTTAGCATCCTATCGTAAAAATAATCTGTCGCGGTCTGTTTCATGATTTAAAAGGTTCTATTTGTTCAAGTGAAATAAAGATTTGTAGCTCGAATCCTTGCTTTGCAAATAAAAGGAATTTGCCGTTTTCGAGTATGTACTCACGCGGTATATCCCAGCGCCCGAAATCGTCAACTATTCGCACCGTATCGAATCGCGTTGCTTCAGCTATTAACTTATGGTTTAATCCGTAGGCGTTACCCTTTTGAAGCAAATGTTTTGCCCGGTTGCGCGTTACGGTTAGCGTTCGCGTTGGCATATCTATTTCGCCGATTTTACGCTCTTTAGTTGCTCCGTTTAAGCGAATCGATAGCCGCAGGGTGTTACCCCCACGGCGTACGATTATACCATTGCCAAAGCTATCTTCGACTAAGGCGGTGTTGTTATCTATTCTCATCGGATTACTTGCGTTTTATGTTCGTATAATTCAACCCCTGCAATACTATCTATGCCGAGTTCTTTCATCGCTTTGGGTAGACCCTGTATTAAATCCTCGGGCGTTAGATTATTATGCGCGAATTGAACCGCTAAAACCTTTAACCAGTCAACCTCGCCAACGATACGCGCCTTTAATGTGGTACGTATGTTTTTCGTTTGGTTATTTTCTACCGTGGTTGCAAATAGCTTATCGGTAAACGCTGCCATAACATCGCCTAACGATTCAGCTTGCTTGAGGCTTTCAGCGGCTTCGGCTCTTAACTTTGCCTCGGCGGCTTCCTGTTCGGCTTCGAGGCGTTCGTGGTATTCAACCATGCGCTTTTTAGCATCTTCGATAAATTCGATTAACGGCGCTGTGGCATCCTTTTCGAGTTTGATAAGTTCCTTTTTGAAATGCTCGAGCGGTGTGGTAACCTCTTTACGTGCGGCTTCGATTGCCTTAACCGCATCGTTAACGTCCTTAATAGCGGCGTTCATTGCTGTATATTCGCTAACGTTAACAACGCTGTTAGCTTCGCCGCCTACGGAGTTGCGTTTAATTATCGTCTGAGCGTTTAATACTTGAGGCGAATTTATCGCTAAGTATATTTTTTCGATTGGTATTTGTACCTTTGCAAGTGTGTTCATGTAGTTCTGTTTTACTGATGTGTGAGGGGCGGCGCTTTGCCGCCCCTTAATTATTTAATCCCACGGTAAGTCGTTAGCCGCTTTTTGTCCGAATATATCATCGATGTCGGGTAACTGTTCAAAGTTTGCGGGCGGTTGTGTTTTAGGTGTAAAATCGTTTTTAAAGTTCGCCGCCGTCATTTTAATATATTCGTCCGATTCTTTAATCTTATCCTGAACGAACTCGGGCAACTTTGCGAATGTTTCTTGGCTATGTTCGGTAGGTGAATAAACGAAAGCCTCGTTAATCGGTTCGGGGCAAGTTAAGCCCTTTGGCATAGGTGTAATGCTCATAATATTTGCATACGTGTTATCGCCTTTGGTTACGTGCGTTACGTTTACCATGCACGTCTTACCGAGTAGGGTGAATATATCGAACTTTGATGCTTCGCCGTCGGTCATTTTTTTACCTATCCATGCCGAAACATCGCGGCGTAATAAAGCCTTTTCATTCATGCTTAACGTGTAGATACTGCGAACGTAGTACGGCTGTTCGCCTTTGTCATCGTTAAATACCGCCTTTTCGGTTGGCAGCTCAAATAGGAATTGAACTTTTCGCTTTTTGCCGGGAAAGTTACCCCCTTGCTCGGATGTACCGAGGTCTATAATTTGATAGCAGCGCGCAGGGTATAAACCTTCGGGCGCGATTTGTCGTGCGGAGTTTCCTCCAGTTGGTGCTGTTAAAGCCATTTTAAAAAGTATTAAGGGTTAAAAAATTAAAGGTTCTCGGACTGAATCGAGTGTACGAGGTTGCGGTTTATACCGTCGATAACCTCAATGAATAGTTCGCTAAATGCGTTGCGCTCGAGCGGCTCAAATAGTCGGTGTTCGACTGGTACGCCTTCTACTTGTTCGCGGTGAAATTTACGCGCTAAGTTAGCAGCGCCCGAATCGCAGCGGGTGTAAATTCCTTTCATGCAGCCGTCGTTAACGAGCATCGTCATGATGCCTGAAAGGTGGTCGTACAAATAAAATTCGGTGTTTTCGTAGTTGCGGAAAATTGTAACTGTGTCCATGTGTATAAGGGTTTAAAGGTTTAAAAAGAAAGGGGCGGTTATTAGCCGCCCGTGGGGATTATGAATTTATTTTAATGTAGGTTACCGATAGGTTAGTTGGCGTGCGGTAAACTGAGCAATCAATACCCTCTAAAGTAAGTTTAATTTGGCGGGCGTTGGCTTGTTTTAGGTTTGTGTAACCTACGGCGTTTATACCAAACTTATCAGCTTTAGCTAATACTGTTACACCGTTGCGAAGTTTTGTTGTTGTGATTGAAGTTGTCATTGTGTGAATGTTTAATTGTTTAACACTGCAAACATACAACACTTTTTTAAATCTGCAATACGAAAACAAAAATAAATGCAAATTATTTTATAAACTGCTGATAATTAACGCGCTTAATTTTGCGACCTACCCAAACCGAAACCGATAAGCGCCCCGAATCCGACCTTTGCCGCCGTTGTTTCGTACCATTTTTTGCGCGGTTCGGGTATTACAAAGCTGCGCAAACCCTCGACGTTCATATTTGGGTTATCTATTGCCAACCTTACCACGCTTTCGCGCTTACGAAACGGGAAAATACCGCGTAAAGTATCGCCTATGCCTACTGAAATCGTCGCCGGTATGCTTAATGAATCGATTTGTAAGTACCCGAGGCGGTTAATTTTGCCCGTAATGGTAAACCAACGCTCGAACTTTTCAAAATTTCGCGGTAAAACAAGCGCTTGCACGCTGTCGCGTATGTAAATCGGGTCGCCTAATTGTATTTTGGTCTTATAAACGGTGCGCGTAACAACCTCAACAGCCGCTTTTGGCTTATCGATTCGCAGTTTTTCGGTTAGGTCTTTTAATTCTGCTATTTGTTGCCCTTGCGTGTATATCGTTAACGAATCATTTACATGCGTTTTAACGAACGTTTGCTCGGTTAGTGTGGTTTGCGCTTGCTGATGGCACGAACGCACTAAAAACAGGCTTAAAATCGCTAAAAATAGCAACCTTTCAAGCCAAACGTAACTGAGCGATGTACTTTTCGATTCTTTCACGGCATTTAACGTTTTCGGTTAGTATTGCTTTGGCTACGTTTGGCGGCATTTCGCGTTCGGTTAGATAAATCCGAAGCACTTTTATAAGCCGTTTATCGATTTGCCTGTCGGTCATATTTGGCGCGTTGCTTTTTTAACTAAAACCCTTACGGCTTCGTCCAAATTTACAACCGATTGTTCTAACATCTGCAAAAGTTCGCCGCGTTCGGTTTCCGATAGCGACCTATTGCCGCTTATCAATTTAACTAACCCGCTAACCGACGTTAACGGCTGTCGTAATTCGTGCGAAAGCATAAATCTAAACTCCTCAAGTAATACCCGTTGGCGTTCGTGTTCGTGGGCGCTTATGCTCGTTACATCGACCAGTTGAAAACCGATAAAATGCACCGCGCCCATGATTGTGTAGATATTCCAAACATTAAAGCGCTCAGATAAGTTCTTTTGTTTCGTTCGGGCGTATACCCGGGCGGGTTCGGGCTGTTTATCCTTTGCCCTTTTAACGGCTTCTATTAGCGTGTCTTTATCCTCGGGGTTGCTAACTATATCGACGATGTTTTTCGGCTTAATATGGCTTGCGTAATGCTTAAAAAGTTCGTTAGTGCTTACGATTGTACCGTCGGTTTCGGTAACAACGTAAAACAAGTCTAAAGAGTTTTCGAGAATGTATACCGTAGACACATTGCAAATTTAAGCAATAGTGTTAAATTATACTAAATGTTTAAACGTTTCGCAAATCGTTAATAAGCGACCGCCACGCCGAGCCGCAACCCATTAAATATTTAGCCGACATCCATAAAGTAAAACTAAACACAACACCGTTCAAAAGTATATCGTAATTCATAGGCGTTTCCAATTCTTGCGGTTTTCTTACGGGGTAAGTTTTGGCGGTGTAGTACGTAGGGGCTGCTAACAAAGATACATCGCACGGCTGTATAGTGTCAAACGCCGTTAAAACTATTTCGGGCTTTGCTTTAGGTTGCGCCATAACGTACTCATAGCTTTCGCGGTTCGCTTGCGCAAAACTCGTATCGGCGTTCGCGGCTTCCCAGCTCATTGTATCAATATTGAGCTTGTTATGGCGTGCAATCTTTATTGTATCCCTACGAACCTGTTGCATCGTTTTTAGCTTTTGGAATATACCCGGCAGCGATTAATGCTGCAATGATGGCGGTTAATGTCTCGGCTGTTATCACTTTGAAGATTAGTAAAAATATGGATACCAGAATCATCAGCGAGCCGATTGTGCCACGCCAGTGCTTGACAACGACATCAACAACTCGCCTCGGTTTGGTAGCCCTTTTCCTCATAGGTAAGTTTACGCAAAGAGGCGGCCCGTGTTGGCGCAATAGTAGCTCAGAAGTTACAAAGTGAGAAGTACAGATTCGCCTCTTCGCGGCGGCGATTGGTTAAGCCGTTAAGCACTTTGCCGCCTGCCTTGTTCCACTTCAGGAACTCATCCAAGATTGACGGGTCAGCGGCGTTAACCTTTGCTTTTTTTAGCAACGTGGATTTAATCAACGCACCAGTCCCCACGTTGTAGCTGAAGGCTACAAGCGCATCGAACTGGCATTGGTTGAGGTTAGGTAGGTGCTTGTTTACTGCGTCCTCATAGGGCGAAAGCGTGGCGAGTAGCAATTGCGTTGCTTCCTTTTCGTTGTTGAGTTTCTCACCCAGTAGTACCTTCTTGCCGTTCGGATGGCGAGTGCTGCCGTAGCCAATGGTCGGAACGCCAGCAGGGCAAAGGTAGGAACTCAAGCGCAAGCCCTCGTACTTCTTAATCAGATTCAGACCAAGCAGCGAGGTTGAGCGCATTTAGATTATTTCGTATTGAACCGTAATACCAAAGTAAGCCAATGAAGTCGAAGTATTGGTAACTAAATTGATATAAATATCACCAGCATTTCCTAAGGTACCGTCATCGCTACTTACTGTAAATGTAGAAACCTCAGCATTCCCGGTGCATACGCCATACGCTTGTTTTTGACCAGTAAATGCAGATGCAATTGGAATAGATAAATTGAAAGTAATATTTGTAGAAGCTACATCCATTGTAATATCAATAATAATTGTGAAGGTTACTACATTGCCTACTCGGCTATAAATACCATCATATTGAGTCGAATCAACTGTGCCGCCTGTTTCATTCGCTGCTGTTGCTGAATATCTACCACTATCCAACTGCGGCAAACCGTCATAGATGTTTTGAACTTGGATTTGCTTCGATTGGTTCGCAGCGGCATCCACAATGTACATGATATCCGTTGGGTCTGCTGCGCCTAACGTGGTTAAATCGGTTACTTTAACGCCTGCCATAGTTGTATATTTTTACAAATTTAATGATTATTCAGCTTGTTGTGGTGGTATAAATTCAAATTCAATGCTATCGCCTAAAATTGATAAACTGTATTGGTCTTCAACTATAAACCATTTGCCATCGTCATTTAGTATTGGGTTTGAATGTTTATCGTGCTTTTGATTCGGAAGGCTTAGATTTACATTGATTTTATCAATTGCCTCTTTGCATTGCTGTTGTGTATCAAAAATATAACCGCGAATTTTCATGTTATTGAGTAGTAAATTTCAAGGTCTTTATTGTATTGGGTTAAACTTCTTAATTCTAAAACCGACCTACGATACATGAACATTTCAGAAATGTAGCCTAATAGATTAGTTGCGTTGTTGCCGTTAGCTCCCAACTGTAAACCAAATGAAGCGTTTGAATTGGTAGGTGTTGCGTTATTTGAATTAGTGTTAAAAGCATTTGTTTGATTTACGAAGCCAAAAGACCTTAATTCAATACCGGATTGCCTGTTGTTATTGGCTGAAATAGCGTTTAATTTATTCGGTATAATCTTATCATCTGTGGACATATTGATAACAAACGAACCAACAACACCATTTGTCATGTGCATTCTAAATGCGTTGTTAAGAGGTAATGATGCTCTATCATCGTATGCCATCACAAACCCAATACTCGCAGAAGCAAACCCATTATTACCTACTAAAGCATAAACAGCATTCGGGTTTGAAGACGTTCCGAATTGGCAAACTGAAAGCAACAAAGTATCTCTGTTGGCATCTGTTAAGTTGTGCATCCAATTATATGTTGATGTTGATGCAATACCCATGACATCATTAATTCCATCAAAGAATGCCGATGGTTTAGCATTGACTGTATCTAAAGCTCCAGAATTCACAATTCGTGGCTGGTTTGCGATAACCGTTTGGGTAAAATTATTACTTGCCCCTGACTGGTCGTAAATGGTACGAATAAATCCTGAGCCTAAACCAACAAACCCAAGCAATGTGGCAACGTCTAATTCGTTATTTGAATTATAACCAAACGGTTATCG